CGCACTATTTGCCCAGCGGGCAAAGGGGCCGTCATGTTCGCCACAGGGCGGGCACCTTCGGGTGGCGTGCTCACCACCGCGATCCCGCGTGCGACGACGCCGACTTCAAACAGTGTGTCGCCGTTCGGTGGCGTCATGTACAGGATCGTCTCCGTTTCAGGACAGGTCGGCACCCAGTCGAGCATGATGCCGCCGCCGGTCGGGAGTTCTATCCGGACAGTCATGGAAACACCGCTATCGCGCCCGTCGTCATCGCGGAATGAAGCTGCCAGTTGATATACCCCGGCAGGTAGTCCGCCTTCCGTCGCCGACACACGGAGCGGGTCCGCCGACGGCAGCCCGAGCGGTCGCGCCCATCCGCCTACGATGCGCACGAACTCCTTGCCGTTCGATGCGTAGATCGCATTCGGTGCAGCGGTGAAGGAGAACTGCGCGTTCGGTGTCACAGTGTAGATCGCCGTCTTTACAAGTGCTCCGGCCACGTCCTTATTCAGGCGGAACAGCGTGTTTCCGTCGACGACGTACCCGTCATCTCCGAAGCCTACGATGGAGTGCATGTTCGTGCCGGCGAGGGCCGGTGTGAATCCTTTGCGGCGCCGGAACGTGGCGCCTGTCGTGAAATCTCCGTTGACCGCCGAACGGACGAAATCGCCCTCCTTCACCTGCAGCTTTTCAGCCGGGAGGCGGTTGTTCATTCCGAGGAAAGGGCCGAGTGGTTTCATAGGCTATTCGCGTAAGAGTGCGTCAGAGTATATCAGAGTCATGCCGAAACCCATACTGCGCCATCCCAGCGTTTTAGCGCAGCGTCTTCCCAGGCCGAACCGTTCCAGCGCTTGAGCGCGCCGGTCACCCAGCTCGAGCCGTTCCAGGCCTTGATCTGCGTTCCGGTTACCGCCCCGGCCGCCGGCACCTGCAGCTGCGCCCAATGGACGCGGACGCCGATCTTGCCCTCGTCAAAGAGGGCCGGATCGAACACCGCGCCGTCGAACAGCCCGGCCGAGCCGCCGAACAGCGCGTCGTCGAATACCGCGCTGTCGAAGAGCGGGGTCGCAGCCATTGCTCGGCGCCTTAGTAGTCGGTTTCCATGTAGATGCCGGCCACATCGAGGCCGACCGCCAGCGCCGTGGCGTTATTCGTGCGCCACAGCTGGTGACACAGCAGCACCGTGCCGAGCGGCAGGTTGGTCGTGAAACTGCCGCTGGCCACGTCGCCCGTGTTCAGTCGGGTGACCTGGTAATACACGACGCCGCCGGCCGACGGCGCGAACAACGCCAGCTCATAGGCGTCGGCCGACAAGCTGTTGGCCGGGAAGTTGGCGCCGAGATCGACCAGGTTGCCGCCGGCCGATGCGCCGGAGCAATACATCTGCAGGGTGTTGCCGGTCGACTGCTGCACGACGCCGATGGCATTGACCAGCGTGTTCGGCTCGACATTGGTCGGCGCGCCGGTGGCGGCCGCCAGGCCGACGAACATCCGCGCGCCGGCCACGGCGGCGGCATCCGAAACGCCGAAGCGCGTACGGTAGAAGAACCCGCCCAGCCCGCCGCCGGCGCCCATCGTGTATTTTGCCGCCGCCTCGCGGCCGCCGGAAAGCGATCCGGCTGTCGCCGCCGAAACATAGCCGAGCCGCGTCATGCGCGTCAGCAGGTTGGTGGTGGCTACGGTGCGCGCCGTCGCCGTGCCGGTCGCCGTCAACGCCGCCATGCCGAAGACGCCGGGCACCGTGGTGCCGTTGCCGGGCGGCATCCAGAGGGCCACCTTGTTGCCGCCGAGGTTCGGCTGGAAAGACGTGTCCAGACCGCTCGGCCCCATCTGCATCAACATTGTGCGCCCGCCGATTTTCTTGGCGTAGATCGACAGCGTTCCATCGGCCGGGGCAGACGGCGTCGCAATCGCCGGAATGTCGAGCTCGCCGGTGATCTGGTGATCTTCGTTCCAGCGATCGACCGAGACCTGCTTGCCGCTGTCGTTCGTTCCGGTCGCGGTGTAATTGTGCTTGACTGGCATGGAGGCTCCTTATGCGATGGCTTCGAACTGCAGGCGAAGCGCGGTGTAGTCGGTGATCGAGTCGGCCTCGGCGCCCGAGAGCGTTGGCGTGACTTCGGTCGGGGAAGTGCCGGGGTGGTACGTCCAGGACGCGATGGTCGTCGTGCCCTGTCTCAGGCGGACGGTGATGCCGCCACCGCCGGGCGCCGAGAGCACCAGCGTGGGCAGGTGGCCGGTCGATACGGCGGGATCGCTCAGGTCGGTTAAATCGACTTCGCACAGCGCACCGACGGCGGTGGCTGCGATATAGGTGCCGTCATCGCGCACCGTCTCGCCGATCATCGGGTAGAGATCGCTGCCGGAAGACGGCGCCCAGCCGGTGTTGGACAGATCGGCGACCGGGCGGGCGACCTGGACGGCTACGCCGACGGACAGGAAGCTGCGGCGGCCCTTGAAAATCTGCCACGGGTTGGCGGACAAACTGCGGATTTCGCCGATGGTCAGCGCGCGGTTGAATGGCACGCCGAGGAAAAACAGCCCGTCTGCCGAGGTGAATATTTCCCCGTTCGATTCGGTGCCGAGGAAACATAGGGGGTTCGAGGTCGATCCGTACCCGGAGAATCCGATATACGAAGCGACCAGGCCGCCGTCGACATATATCCGCTCGGTCGACTGCGATTCCCGATTGGTGATGAGGACGTTCGCCTTTTCGCCGGAAGGCGACGAGTAATAGAAAAGCGATTTTGAGACCGGCGACCACCCCGCGGAGCGCACGTTGTTGGCTGCGATCTGGCAGGGGATCAGCGCCCCATCGCGCCGAACGACCGAACAGGTAGACGAGTAGCGCCGGAACAGCGCCACCGTCATGAACGCGAAGGAGCCTGACTGCCCAAATGACCCTACATCATAGCGAACGCTGCCGCCAATTCCGTAGGCGCCGAGACCGAATTTTCCGCCTTGCAGCCCGATGCCGCCGGATGGAACGACGGTCGGTTTCCGTCCTCTCGCCGAACAGACGAGGATCTGCATGGGCAGGAATGCGTCGATGATGGCGCTCGCCAGCGGATGCCGCTCGTCAAGACGGGCCGCCCATTGCGGCTGCCGGGTGCGGGTGCGCGACATGGCTTAGGCCGGCCCGATGGTGCGCGGCTTGACCTTGAGCGACCAGCCGGCGCTGACGATCTGGGAGGCGCTGACGTTGTGAATGTAATACCCCGCTTCGTCCGGCAGGTCTTGCGCGAGCAGCGTCATGTATTGCGTCGATGTGACGTTATTGACGACGAACGAGCCGACGAACCAGACGGGCAGCGCGGCTTCCGGCACTTCAGCATCGGCCGTGCCGTCGATGTTGAGCGGCCTGGCATACAACGCCAGCACACCGCCCTTGGTCGGCGCTGCGCCAAACGCGCAAGCCAGTACAAATTCCGCGTCCGGGTAATTCGCACCATCGGCGGCCAGGTTGTAGGTCGCGTCGTTGGCCTGCACCACGGAATTGGCCGCGATGGCGCCGCCGCTCGCTTCCAGCGTCTTCTGGGTGCCCCACTTGACAATCGCTTCGCCGGCCATGATCAGGCCGTCCTGATCGGCGGGATTTCCATGTAGCCGATCTGCCCGTCGAATGTCGGCGTCGACGGCGCGGCCTGCGTGCCGGCGCCAGTCGCCAGGGCCGCTTCGGCGCGGGTGGCGAAGCGCGAAAGAACGCCCTTGACCGCTGCCCAGCCGGCGCTTTGCAAAGCGCCGCCAGCGCCGGAAGGCACGTTCAGCAGCGCGTCCGACAGCCCGGCGCGGATCGTGGCCTTGGCCCCGGCGATGCGCTCGCGGCCCTGGAGCATGATCTGCAGGTTGGTCTGCTTGGCCTGGCAGAGCAGCGCCCGGTTAGTGTAGGCCGCCGAACCGTCCGGCGCATCGACCGGCGTCAGGTTGGCCCAGGTGATGGCGTCGAAGACCTCATCGGCCGGCACGCTGCTGCGCCAGATCCAGGTGGTTGTCGGCGTGTTGAACCAGTCGGCCAGGGCGATGTCGTTGCCGGCGGCGATCAGCGCGGCGGCCGTCTGGTCGGCCATGGCCAGCGCCTTGAGGGTGGTGCATTGAGCGGGGGTCAGCATGTTTGTGTCCTCGGGTTGTGGGCCAGTGCGGCGGCCCGGTCGGTAAAGCGGCGCACGTCGGTCACCCGCAGGTGCCAGACGCGGTATTCGCCCTGGAACAGCAGGCCGCTATCAAGGGAGGCGTGCCGGGACGGGATGTATTCAATAACGCGAACGTTGCGCCAACGACCATGATGCGCCGCTCCGAAGTGCGGCAGCAGGCCACGGCAGGGGCGACTGCGGCGAACCCCTAGCCATTGTCGGCAGCCGCCCTCGATCCACAGCGCGACGGCGACGATCAAGCAGTTGCGCATCGGGCGCGTGCTCTCGACCACCACCGCCACCAGCCACAGCGTGGCGAGCAGCAGGCCGATGGCCAGCACGCCGGCCAGCCACAGCTGCAGCGCGAAGGCGTAGAGGGCGGCGAAGCTGGTCATGTCAGATCGCCAGCCACAAATCGTTGAGCGCCGGGCTGGCCGGCGCGGTGGTGGCGACGGTGATCTGCTGGTGCGTCACCCAGGTGCTGTTACCGGCCAGCACGGTTGCTGCCGACGCCGTGCCGGTGCCGAGGGCAGCCGGCGCGACGACGTCGCCACTGGCAATCTCGCCGGTGGCGCCGGCGTTATTGACCAGCGGACGCTTCGCGGCCATGCGTTACACCAGCGTGATAGGGGGCTGCGACTGGAAATTGATCGCCGTCGCGCTGATCGCGAAGCCGATCCGCTGCACGACGTTGCCAGACCCGGACGGGGCAGCTGCTACCGCCAACCCGGCAGTAGTACCGAGGAACACCGGGCCGGGGGTCTGCCCGGTAACTGCAGTATTCGTGCCCTCGAAGTAGACCGTGGCGGTCGCGCCGGAACCGACGCCGACCAGCACGAAGCCGTGCGCTTCCTTGCCAGCCACCGTAGCATCCGCCTTACGCACCTTGGCACCGGAGCTGTTCCAGATATTCACAAAATCACCAGGGGCAATTACTTCCGAAGTCGTCAGCGTGGTTGAATCAGCGCCGACGCCTACCGGCATCATCGTGTTATCGATCCGGCCCGATGAATCGAGCTGGACGATCTTGGCCGCGTCGCCCGCCCCTGCCGAGGCATTGACCGCATTGACCAGCGCCGGGGCGAGAATGCCGGAGCCGTTCAGCTTGGCGATCTTGTTGGCCGCCACGGTGGCGCTGGCGTTGACGATCGTGTCGTCGAGGATGCCGGAGGCGTTGAGTGCCGGGATCTTGTCGGCGTCGCCGGCGCCGGCCGACGTGGTCAGCGCGGCCTCTTCAGTCAG